ACCTGGACATAATCTGTCCCTGGGCTTCGTTAGACTCAGGATCGTTGTAGTGCTTCCATAGGTTAAAAGACCCACCATGTTTAGACATAGCCTGTTGTAGATGGTACAACAAGTCTTTTGCGATTGACCTATAGAGGGAAGCCCCAGCCTCATCAAATGGTACAGGGATTACTTGGTGAATAATCTCAGGAAGTTGATCAGCGATGTCTTCACGAGTCTTTCTGATCATGCAGTGTGACAAGGAGTTGTGCAGCTCCATTAAGTTTCTGTACCTTAAGGGCTTACCCCAGTGATCACGCACAATGAATGTGCGGTCAAAGTCTGTGAACGGGCCAAGAACCGTTGGGTCTACGAATTCCATTATTGAAAACAGTTCTTCAGGTTTATTCTCAATAGGCTGTCCTGTAAGGGCGTACCGGTACAGCATCGGCTTAGCAATCTTTTTAACTAACTTTGATCTCTTGCTAACCCGTGACTTAAGCATAGTTGCTTCGTCAACAACAATTGCCTGACAATCTACCTTTTTAAACAAGGTAAGGTCTCGCAATAGACACTCAGGGTTTACGATGATATAGCGAGCTGATAATGCTGATTTCCAACAGCGTTCGCGTGCTTTGACAGTACCGTCGATTACAACTACACGTGAGTTTGTAAACCTTTCAATCTCACGCTTCCACTGGTACTTCAGCGACGCTGGGGTAACAACTAAACAACGATCTACTTCGTTACTCTCAAAAAGGGATTCTATGGCGGCAATAGTTGTTACGGTTTTACCGGCGCCCATCACAAGCCCGAGTAGCACTTGGCCTCTGTCGAGCATTTTTTCGACAGACTCTTCTTGGTATGGGTATAGAGATCCTGTAAACATGTTAGGTAATCCAAGGTGGTAGGACAGTTGCGGTATCTAATCCTACCTTAATTTCCTCGTCTTCCATGTCACCTATGTCCTTGCAGTCTGAACCACTGTAGTTCCACCACAAAAGCCCTGCTCTTGGTGTACCTATTGCTTTGTAAATCTTTTTACTAGAAGCAATCCCAGCGTCATCGTTGTCCATAGCTACAACAATTCTATCAGCGACATACAAAGTTAATCTTAGTTGTTCATCAGATACATACGCACCGAAGGTACCTAATGCCTGAGCATCTAACCCAAGAGATGCAAACCGAACTACGTCCAATGGCGATTCAACAAGTACAGCTGTAGTGCTTCTAAAGCGTTCTATGCCAAATAGAGTCTTGGACTTTTTTACTCCGTTTGGGTAGTTCAGCACACTACCATGCTTCTTCTCTTGCCAACCCTCTAAGCGACCTGTTGGCGACATTATCGGTATGGCCCAGGCTCTGTGATCTTTGTTCCACCTAACGCCATGCTTGTGCGTTAGCTCTGGGTCAAGGTTTCTTGACTCACACAAAGCTTCTGGTACTCTTGCGAACCCAAAGAACACATCTCGATCTACGTAGGTTTCTTCTTGTACGATCTTTGGTGCTTTTAGGGCTTCAAAAGAAGACTCAACCAACATCTTCTGTATGTCAAGAGAGTTGGCTCCACCAGTCAGTTCGTACAGAAGTGAGGACAAAGACCCTCTGGCTCCGCAGGAAAAGCAAATCCATAGTCCGGTGTTGGCATTCATGCTCCATGACGGGGAGTTGTCATGTCGCCCAACCGTCCTAATGTGAACAGGGCATTTACCGGTGATCTCTCGTTCACCAACTCGCTTGATCTCTACGCCCACTGACTCTAGGACTTGAGCGATGTTAATCGAATGAGGGGTTGATGTAGTCGTCATAGTCGTTTACTTCCTCAAACTCCATAGTAGACCAGTCCCACTTTACATGCACTTCTCCAGTTGGTGCAGTTCTTGCTAGGACAACTCTGATAATTGCTTGATCATCAACGTCTGGGTTGCGCTCTACACCAAGGATCAAGTCAGCGTCCTGTGCAAACGACGAGGTGTAACCAATTGCGTCAGCTGTAACTGCTCTTGTCTTTCTGTTCTGTAGCTTCCAAGAGAGAACCTGAGTAGTGGCTACGACAGGAATGTCAAACCGTTGGGCAAGTCGCTTTAGTGCTCTAGTGATGTTGGTCAGTGCTTGTGGGGAACCCTTGGCTTCACCCTCTTCATCGTCCATCAAGTACACACCGTCGACAACAAGCAAGTCCGGTTGATACTCCTGTACTTTGCCAGCCAGAGCTGTGACAGTAGTTAGAGAAGATGTGTCTTCGCTAAACACAAACGGTTGCATGTTCTTTCGGAGACTCAATGCACGCTTGATTTTTGCCATGTCCGCATTTGACAAATCTCCTGAAAGTATCCGTGTGTAAGGAACTCTGGAAATAAGTGAGTCGTACCGAGCTTCCTGTTCCTCAATACTCATCTCAAACGAAACAAACAATGGTCTCTTGCCGTGGATGTGTGCTGAGTTAGCCAAGATCAAAGCAAACAATGACTTTCCTCGCTTGGGCTCTCCAGCAAAGACAATAAACTGTTGTGGGCGTAGTCCGTGAGTGATTCTGTCAAGACCATGAAACCCTGTTGGTATACCACGCAAAGCGTTTGGTGTGTTGCGCATCTCTTCGTAACGAGACATGCGGTTTTCCCAGTTTTGAATGATATCAATGTCACGAAGTCTTGACGATTCAACTGACGCTTTCTGTAGACCAGCCGCAAGAGCGGCCATTGCGTCGTCAATATCATTGTTGTTGATTGCAGGTATGGCGTGAGACAAAGAATCCATGATGGTTCTCTGCCGATAAGCAGACAGAACCTCATCGATCAATCTGGAGAATGTTTCGCCTGATGCATCCTCCAAATGAATGTCACCAAACTCTTGTGAGAATACCCGCTCAGTCGGTACTGCTCCGTGTGTTCTTTGAAAGTCAAGTAGCCAAGACCACACCTCTACCCACGACCCAGTGAAGTGATCAGGCTTTAGTCCTGCTCGCACTGGCGTCGTCATGTCTTTTTCTTGAATGATTTTTGAAACGAGATACAGCTCACTGGAAGCCATCAAATTCTCCAAGCAGTGTTTGGTTGAACGACGTGAGCTCGTAAGCCTATCGTGAAAGCATCATCGTCGTTGGCAACGTAGACAGTTTTTATTCCCCGGTTGTAACGCAGGTCGAGAGCATACTCTTTGGCTGACGGGTAATACAACACGGTTGTGGTAATTCCTTTCCGAAGGAGCCAGTTGTATATAGGGTCTACGGCGTCCTGTGAAAGAAACGTGATTACGTCAGTACCGATGTGAAGCCTGTTTGTACAGTCTGCAATTGAACGAACCGATAGGTCGTTCGGCTTCCACATTGGTATAGCTGACTCCCAATTGTTGGCTCTCTCGTACAGACGATAACGAGTTTTTGAAGTAAATCCTTCAGGTGGGTTTGCCAAAACCCCTTCCCATATACACGATTGGGCAATCGTCGTGTAATCGGATATATCCCCACGCTCCATTATGAAACCCTAATCTCGGTCATCTCCGTTGTCGCTACCTTTACACGATCACCGTACCGACGATTGAAGTCCATGACTCCCATGGTTGTTGTAATGATCATGGATCTAGTGTCTTCGTATCTGCGTCTAATCAAGCTACCTATCTCATGTGTTGAAAAGTCTGTCTCTCGTTCCTGCCCAACACCATCAAGCATCACAATGTCAAACACACCCTGAATGTATTTTAGTAGGTAGGGCATGGAGTACATCTCTGGGAGCAACCCACCGTCCTGCTCAAAGGTGTCTTTCAGCATGTCGATGTACCGATCACTGCTAACAAATCTCCCAGACAGTTCATTGTTTGCGACTAGCTGAGCAAGAACGGCTTGAGCAACAACGCTCTTGCCACAACCAGACTTGCCATGCAAGAACAGACTGTCTCCTGGTTGGTAGTTTGCAATCCACTCTGAAACGTCAGACTTTGTTGAATCGCTGACTTCTAGGTTGTCTAGAGTAAACGACAACCACCTAGTGGGTATGCGGGTGTGAAACAGGCGCTCGTCAGTTGAACGATTGCGCCACCATTTTTCTGATTTCCAATCAGTCGGAACTGGGAAGGTCTGAGCCGTTGCTTTCCGAATAATAGCCATTTTCAATTATGCTCCAAAATTGGTTGTCGATTTCTGCAAAGTCGAGAGTCCGTGACTCTATCCAGTCTTTGAACTCTTGTGGGTCATCAAATGATGATGTGACCCAATTCACAAAGTGAACAAGGTCTTCAAAACTTGCGAATGCAAACACACCGTCATACCCCATGAGAACCTCTTCTGTAATTGTAAATTGCTGACACAATCGTATCAGCAGCGGGTCTCAAGGATGAGCGTGTTTTAGCAAGCAATTCTTTTGGAAGTGTGATATCGGAGAGGGTGCTAAGGAGCTCATCTCTATCGCAATCCTCTGTATTGAGATGCCACTTAACCAGCGAGTTAAGGGCTGAAAGTTTATTTCTAAACTCTGGAACTGAGAAGTCCGCAGTTGATTCAATAACTCTAGCAACTACTTCTGGGTAGCGATAGCACGCGTCTATTGCAGTCATAATCACGGTGTTGCGCAGGTGTTTGTCTGACGATGAGTCCCACGGTAGTTGTACGTTGTCTCTGTTGAAATCGTTAAGCATCAACGTGAGCACCGGGCTGGTGTCACTATCCAGCTCAGTTTCAACCTTTTCCATCAATGACTGCTGTACAGCTTTGCTAGAGAACATATGTACTGGTGAATCTGCTGACCGCATACGGTCTGTGCTGAAGAACTTATCAATCATTTTTGCAATGGATGCCCGTGTCAATCCTGAGTCAAGCAACAACCGCATGGTTCTTCTCAGTATTTGAGTTTCTTGGAAAGTGTAGGAGCAACTCATCACTGATCGTGGGTGATATACGAAGTAGTTTACTAGGTTGTTTACCTCTGGACGCGGTTTGCGTTTTACCGGTTCTTCAACCTTAGAGATTTCGTTTGGGTCTGCACCTAAAATCATGTCTACAACCATACCATCCTGGCCATCGGCCCTCTTTATAGATTCTGTATTTTCTCTATTCAATAGTAGTAATACTCTAGGGGTTTCAGAAAACCCATCGCACGCTGGGATTTCAATCGTTTTGATAGGGTCATGTGTGACCCCACCCCCTACCCCGAATGGGGTCACTGGTGTGCCTATCAATGGGTCATCCATGACCCTATATGGGGTCACTGATGACCCTATTACTTGCTGTGTGTAGTGTACCGTGTAGGTGTTTGGGCTTGGCTTTTTGCCAACCGTAACACCAATTACAAAGTTATCGGACAACCACTTGAGTGATCTCTTTACAGTTTCTTTTGAAGTGCGGGCGACTTTCGCTAGGTCTACCACAGACACAGTTACCGACTTATCGTGCAAGTTTATCATTGACACAAGGCAAGTCAGAATCTGTAGGTCGCGTGGTTGCCCATGCTCGTTTATGTAGGCCAAGGCCCACTCGGGCACGGCTATAAATCGCCCACCAAATACGTTGCTAGTTCCCATTGGACTCGGAAGCGTAGCGGGCGGATTTGCAATCCGCAACGATTGTTGAGGTGGTATTATTTGGGGTGACCGTTTGACTAGGAGCACAATGGAAGAATTAATTAAAGCTTTAAAAGTACTCATGTCTGACGTGGTTACATTCTACTTCATGGCTCATGGGTATCACTGGAACGTGGAGGGGCAAGACTTCAGTCAGTACCACGGGCTGTTTGCCGACATTTATGAGGATGCTTACGGTTCAATCGACCCCATTGCTGAGAACGTTAGAAAGCTGGATGACTACGCGCCATTTAGCCTAAAGAAGTTTAATGAACTTACCACTGTAACGTTTAAAGATGTAGAACCTACTCCAAAGGCCATGGCCAAAGCTTTGCTCACCGCAAATGAGTCAGTCATTAAAACTCTAAACGATGTTTTTAAAAAGGCTACCAAAGCAGACCAGCAGGGCATAGCTGATTTTATTTCCGGTCGTATTGATATGCACCAAAAATGGGCGTGGCAACTCCGCGCCTCGACTAAGTGAGGTATTTATGGCAAAAAGTCCAGCATGGCAACGTAAAGAAGGTAAAGATCCCGAGGGCGGGCTAAACGCTAAGGGTCGTGCTTCTGCAAAGAAAGAGGGTCATAACTTAAAGCCCCCCGTGTCCAAAGAAGGCGCAGCAAGGTCCAAGAAGGATGCTGCTCGTCGTGAGTCTTTCTGTGCCCGCATGGAGGGTATGAAGAAAAAGAACACTTCAAAGAAGACCGCAAACGACCCCGACTCACGCATCAACAAGTCACTTCGTAAGTGGGATTGCTGATGGCTGCTAAAAAGAAGGCCGAATCAAAGGTCAATGAGGCTGGTAACTACACCAAGCCTGCTCTGCGCAAGCGCCTGTTCAATGAAATCAAAGCTGGCACCAAGGGCGGCGACCCAGGTGAGTGGTCTGCCCGCAAAGCCCAGCTTCTGGCTAAGCGCTACAAGGAAGCTGGCGGCGGGTACAAGGACTGACCATGGCTAAAGCTAAGCCGCAAAAGGATCTTGATAAGTGGACTAATGAGAAATGGCGCACCTCTGACGGCTCCGAATCCAAAGGCAAGAAGCGCTACCTACCAGACAAGGCATGGGACTCTCTATCCCCATCAGAAAAAGCTGCCACCAATCGGGCAAAAGCAAAAGGTAATGCCGAAGGCAAGCAATTTGTGAAACAACCCGATAAGATTGCAAAGAAGACAAGCAAGTACCGGAAGGGAGGTAACTAGTATGTGTGCATCATGTGGATGTGGCCTTAAGGACAAGAAGGACCCCGGCTATGGCAAGGGTCCCGCCAAGGGCAAGAAGTCAGCACCTGCCAAGAAGGCAGCTCCCAAGAAGAAGTGAACTCACTAGTTACCTACAGTTGTAGGTACAAGAAATAGCCCCAGGATTTTCCTGGGGCTTTTCTCTTTGTGTCAGAAACTCTTACAAGTTTGATTGATACTCTAAGACTACATCCATGATCTTCTGTAGAAGATCCTTATTCATCGAGAACCCAAGTTCTGTACCATCGTTGAACATCAGTAGAACCGTGCCAACATCAAACTTTGATTTTGGTTCCTCAGCAACACCACCTGTTAGGGCGTTGATGGCTTCTTCCTTAGTCTTCACATCAAACCCAGCATTTGCTGCCATACGCTTAACCGACACTGCTGGCATCACTTCTAAAGTTTCTCTGTCAAAGCTGCTCGTGTCTAGATCTAGAAGAGTGTCAATGTGCGCTTCTGCATTGCTCTTTGCAACAATCTGCATTTTTGATGTGTCGTCGTTGTTTGAAGACACAATCAAGTCAGAGTCCTCAACAATGATGGGAACCAACCCGTTTGTAAGCTCCAATGATTGGATGCCCATGCTAATTGCTGTTGAGGCAAGGAACAATGATCTCTGAGGGTTCTCCTCATCCCACATGATCAACGCAGCGCTGTCCTCATGCTTTTTGAGGCACATCATGATCTCTATGTCTACTGCATCGGCTTGGGTTACTTCCGTGGCCAGCTTTTTAATTGCATTTGGTAATGGGCGTCCTTCCGTAGACTCAACTACTTGGTAGTTGATCTCATTGTCAATGAGCCAGTCATACACATACTCAAGAGCTGGTGATATCTTTTTGGTGCCGTACCAAGGAATGATGTACTGTGCGTTACCACTATCGGACAGTGACGCCACAATGACTTCTCTAGGCACATCTGACGTTCCTAGAATCCCGTAAGTCGAACTCTTACTCAAGTTAGCTCCTATCTAATGTTTTTTCTGTAAGCGGAGTCTCCAAGAAGCGTTAGTAATCGGAGAACTGAGTGAACTGTACCAGATATGGCAGCTACTGCAGCACCACTTACAAAAATATTCTCTACCTTCATAACCACACATACACCGTATGAAAGCACTAGAGAGGCTAGGAGCTTCACCCATGGCATTGCCTCTTTGGGAAGCAGAGAATCAATAAACTGCAATATCTTGTACACAGCTAAACTAGCTATGAGTAGCTCCATCTTATTCTCCCGGTATTTTGTCGTATGTAAAAGTGTACTTGTAAGTTGGTAGTTTTGTTATAGAACCACCGGTAGTCTTATAGTACCCGTTACTATACAGTGTTCCAGACGATATGGACTCTGTAACAGGAATAATATACTGCAGAAGTCTGTCTATAACGTTCTGTGTTTTTGCCCAGTTTGACGAGAATACTGACTGAGAATCATTTGGGGTGCCCTTCCACCTGTAGTCAGATATCGACCCAGTAGAACCAATCAACCATCCGCCCCGTACGGTGTTACCATCAAAGTATTCACCAATTGTGTTTCTTTCAAGAAGGGCGTATTTAAAGTCAGCGTATGATATGGAAAAGCTACCAACGCTGTTTGCAAACTTAATACTAAGAACTGCGTTTGTGTAGGTAGTAACACTGCTTGGAACTTCTAATCTCCAGTACTTCTTCCCAGCATACTCTTGAGCAGTGATGTCTGTGGTTATCAAGTTGGCTGACCCACCTGATGCTCCTCCAGCGTAGTAGAACGATACTGACTGAATAGAATCTTCTACGTAGTCAGCAACGTCGCTTTCTGTTGGTACTGAGATTGAGAAGTATAGGATGTCCCCACCTGTTACTTTTACGTACTTGGGGCTTCCCGGAGAAGCGGTAGAAGCTGTCTCTAAATAAGAGTAGAGGGCATTGGTAGGGTCTGGAAAGCTTACCCATCGCTCTGTCGTGGCTGTTCCCGAACTCAGAGTAGTTGTGGGCGTGTCTCCACCGTCATAAAAAATAGTTTGGGCTTCACCTAATACACCAGAATCATACGAGATTGCGCTGTTACTAACAGTGGGCTCACCACCATCGATACCCGACGCAACCCCATTTACAAATGCTGGATCATAGAGAAGGTTAACTCTTTGCGGGTAAACACTTATAGTCTTTAAGGTATCGTTTATCTCAACGTCAGCCCCACACAGAGCTTCTAGGTGTGCTTCTATCGAAGACTTAGACCCCGCTCTCTTCTTTAGTCTAGAGAAGTTAACTAAGTAGTCTCTAAGTCTCTGAGATCCAACGTCATTAGTTTGTAGGGTAACTCCTAGATCCTGAGCGACATAGTTTAGTAATTCTTCATCCGCTACTAACGGGTCGCGCATCGATAGGGAATGTCTAAGTGTTGACTTTATTTTGTCTAAGTCCCAACTAAATATAGACAGGAACTTACGAAGATCCCCAGAACTATTCTCATCCAAGGCTCGATAGTGCTCAGGAATTTTTGAGTAAAGATCTTCCAAAGAATCTTGGTCAACCGGTAGCAGCACTGGGATCTTTGACACGATTTCGTAGTAGTCATCACCATCGTGTGAGCGGTACCTAATGAACATTGAGTAGTACGCCCAGCTACCTAATACTGGTGTATGCACATGCTTTTTTGAATCTCTAGTTTCAACTAGAACAAATCCCTCTGAGATAGTATCTGGGCACCCATAATTAGAGTACACAATTAAAACCGAATACGGTTTTACCAAACCTGGGTTTGATGGGTCTGTGTCGTACAAGGTAAGATCCCATGTAAGAGTGGTTTCTTGGTAGCTAGACGCCACTGCTTCAAAGTACGCTGCGTTATAAAGAACATTACCAACAGGTACAGCTGTACCAAGTGTTGGTCTAGCTTGAACTCCGTCACCACGTATGTACGCTGCTGAAGCAGAACCCGTAGCGCTAGCAGACCCCAGTGATGCCCCAACACCACCTGGATAATACTGTAGATAAGAACCACCACTTGGTGCAGAGCTGCGTACTACGAAAGATTTGCGGGCCATTAGTTAGCTACCCATCCCTCCAGCAAACGTCAATGTTATATTGCCCTTTCTGAGAATATGTGTAGGGTCAAGCACTGCGTTTACTGTATTAGAACCATCTTCTATCGAAAAGTCAGATATTTCGATGTAGTCAACCCCTGTAAGATTCATCAACAATTTGTATACCTCTCCCCTACGAATCTCTTTTCCAAAGTCTGCATTATCAAATGTAAATAGCCCATCAATGGCGTTTCTAACATTTGCTTCGACCCAGCTACTAACGAACCCTTCGGAAACTTGTATAGACGCAGTTATGTCTAATCGTCTTAAAGTCACAGTACTAGCTGCTACGGGTGTTACGCCAATCATACTTCTTGGGGTCAACTTTTCTATAACGTCATTTTTTAAAGTTGTTGGAACGGTTATTGAATAGCTAGTGGTAGTCAGGAAGTCACTGACAAACGGTAGTGCGTAGATTGTTACCGATGCCCCAGCTGAGCTGCCCAGGGCAGATGGTGTATACGAAGAGATAGCTTTGTATACCCCAGAAACCGTTTTAGCAATGTCCGCGTAGTCCTGTAGGGTCACAGCTCTATCCTGTGTGCGTATTGATGAAATGATATTTGACTTTAAGCTTTCCGCAGTCTCACCGTTTGTACCGCTGGTGGTAGCTGTCGATGATGAGATCGTAATGTAACTTGGGTGGTTTTCCACAAAAGAAGAAATTAGGTTAGCTCCTAAGTTGCCATTAACCCCGGAGCTTCTAGTGTAGGAAGCTGTTATCTTAGATCCAGCTGGTGGAACAAACCCGTTAATACGGTTACCAAAACTAACCTGAACTGTTCCAGCGGACGTTAGTTTAACTATAAACCCTCTAGACCCACTAGACATGTCTGATATGTCAGCGTACTGTAGGTATGGGACATCTACACCGTCTTCTGTTACGGTTATCTCTATTGAAGATATCGCTGGATCAGTAGTAGTTAGGATGTACGACTGGTTGGGAGAACCGGAGGATGAGGTAGTTAATACGTCGTTGGTGACTAGCTTTCCTTCAACGACTTCAACTTCTTCTACCGTTCCTGGGGCTATGGTTATAGCGTTTGTGGTGTAAAAATTGTAGTTAACATTGTCAAAGTTTGCGCGAAGTTGAGAGTTAATAGGTAGCGTATACGCAGAAGCACTGGAAGAGTTTGCTATATATACAGAACCTCTTGCAGATTCACGACCGCTTGGCTTGTACCCAAACATGTTGGCATAGGCCAACAAGCTCTCTCTTTGTGTTGCTGTGGAGATAAAGGATTCCCTACCGGTGCGGTCAATGTAATAGTGAACTATGTCCCCGATATACGACCATAGGTCTACAAATAACATACCAAAATCAGACGCGTCTCTGTCAGTCCATTCTGGGGCTACTGTAGAAGCTCTAGCAAGTAAGTCCTGGCGGATAGTACCGTAGGTCCTACTTGCGTAATTAAATGTTTGGTCAGATGTCATTAGTTACCTACACAATCGTATCTTCTGTAATTAACCCAGGAACAGCCAGTTTAACTCTCCCAGTCCTATAGTTTCCTAGTGGTAGTTTGTATGTAACATATACATTTAAAGTTGGGTCATCGCTAGTCAGTGAATCAAGGTCAAAATTCATATCAATTATTTGAGCACCCGACACCTGACCCTTTAAGTCATATATAGCTTCTATTTTAGCATCAGCTAAAATAATTTCATTAGGTGTATCATTTACAAGTAGTTTCATGTCGCTGCCGAACGTTTGGTTTAAAATACGTTCTCCACGCATTGTGGTTAACACAGCCTCTATTTTTTGGTTGGCGATAGTACCCTCGTCCGTTGTGGAGTTTATCTTCCCACCTACGAACGAAAACGGTATCTTTATAGACTTCATGGTTACTCCAAACTATATACCAGTGTCAATATTTGCTATAGCGTAAACTTTATTAAAGTTCTCACCTTCAACTGCAACAATTAACTGGTTACCATCAACAGGGGGCCAGCTAACTGCCGGGGTCTTGGGGGTGTGTAACGCTATTGACTCATTTGCCCCAAGTACGCTTGGGATCTTTACGTATACTTCATCCCCAGATACCCTAACCACAAGGGCCCTGTGCAGTGTTATATCTGAGCTAGGCATATTCCAACACCCTAGCTGTGCTAGCAATCCATTCTTCATTAAAACTCATCTTGTACTCCGGTGGTATTTGAAATGTAGTGACATTGGAAGTATCAACAACCTGGTTAAACTCATCTGATTTTGCCAGGATTAACTCTGTTACATAGTTCTCTGATTTAACAAAATGAGTTACGTCAGATATATACCAGAACCCATCGAACTTTGAGTCAAACCCATCAAGATAAAGTATGCCACCAGGCACAGCTCCTCCGCCATACATTACGTTAAGTTTTGCATTGTAAATTGAGTTGTACTTGTCGTATGAATCTATAGTTCTAACACCCTCTTCTAAAGAGTTCAGAGATAGCGTAAGAGGTTTTTTAAATAACTTAGGCGAATCAGTCGATCCGGGAAAGTACTCAGAGGTTTCGTCTACTACTACATGTATGTTATTTTGTGAATCCAAAACAGTAACCACATTTCGACTGCGGTCTCCCGAAGACGAGATCTTTCCTAGGGTTGCTTCAAAATTAAGCACATAGAATGGCCTGTTTTCTTGAGTCCTATTGCTAGTTAAAGCTCTATGGTAAGACGATGCTCTGCCAGTAAATTTGTTTCTGTCCCACAGATGAAGGTGTGTTCCGTGTAGAGAAAATGACAAACCAAACTTCTTGCAGACTCTATTTAAAAACGACCAGTCGCTTTCGTTTGACTGAACTAGACGGACAGGCTTATAGGAGTCCTTAGGGTAATCAACGCTAAATCCATGAGTGTCTGATATAAAAGTAACGATCTCTGTAAGTGTAGGGGTTTCCCATACTTTTGATCTTACTTCTTTCATGACCATTGATGCCCCAATGCAGTACACCTTTGCTAGCTGTATTGGGCTTTTGTTGATCAGCCCGTCTTTTGCGTTATGCATTGGTTCAACATACGAAACATACCCAACAAACTGTTGTGATGTCCCCACACCCTCTCCAAGGGAAAAAGTTACGGGTACTCCTATGTAATCAGTTACTGCGGCTGCTGGAACGCCAGCCATAGTTACGATTAATAAGTCGTGTTTGTTCTCGGACAACGAAAGTTCGTATTCAATAATAGTCGTGTGGTCTAATGGTACTCCGTGTATTTGGAATCTGCAGCTTGCAGAAAACTTGTTTATAGAAGGGCCAATCATATTGGAATCCTAAGTGTTGTACCAATTGGTATTCTATCGGGCCATTCAACTTGAGGATTAATGTCTGCGATTTCCCAATAACGAGATTGATCCCCTAAAAATCTGATACTTAAGGACATAAAGGTATCTCCGGTGACTGATGTGTACACAGAGTACCCACTTGCAACAAACCTAGTTCTTGAAGCAGTTTGACCAGAACTGTCTAAAGAGTATCTATCAGTAGAAAAGTATTTTGTCTTCATAGTTTAAATTGGCAGAACAGCCAACGACCCCCATCCCAAGTTCAATGAAGTTGTAAAACCAAAGTCACTACCTAATTTAACAGCGGTGCTTCTAACCCCTCCTGGAGAAGCCTTCTTATATACACCAGCTGCCGTTTCAATTTCATACACAATTACTGCATCAACTACTATAGAGAAATACTTGGAGCTTAGTCCGTGTACATTGTCTACTAACTGTAGTAGAGAGTCTAATCTATCTCCACCATTCTCTACTGTTATTTGATATACCTCTTGTGGCATTCCAACTAACCCTCTAAAGTTTATATCCGGACCGCTCCAGTCTGGATTAATTTTTTCAACTTTTGATGATAGCCCGTCGTAATAAAGCCTTTGTGTGTTTTCTATAGCTGTGTTTATTTCAGGTGTTTTACTAGGAAAGTCGATCAACGCGCCAGAATAAGCTGCTGCAACTCTGGCGTCTGCTTCATCTGCTACAGATTTATTTTGGGCATTTTTAGTACTGGGGGTTATTGGGTCAGGAGCAGTATTTAGACTGTTTGAGTCATCATTGGTGGCCTTCATGTCCATAGTCCAGTTTTGCGGATCTTTAGCGTAGTCATCCCACTTATCTGCTGTGGCAATTTCCTTACGAACAGAATACTTACCAACGTACAGACCAGAGCCTGTAACAGCAGTAGATAAAGTAGAGAAAGGGGTTTTTCCAATCTTGGTTGCGTTAAATGTGTCTGCATCGTTTTGCGTTGCAAACGGGCCAAATATGTGTGCTTTTACTTCAAAAGTAAGTTTTGGGTTAGATGACTGCAGTTTTTCAAACACATCTTCTTTTATTCTTTTTTTGCTTTCTTCGCTAGGAGAAATTCGCACAGACAACTGTGGTTGAAAGTGTGGTGTTCTGTCTGTTAATGGGCTTTGAAGCATATATAGTGGGTCGTAATCCTCACTACCACCATCAACGGCGATATTTGATTTGGAACCAGTTCCAATTGGTGCTCCAGCGTAGTTTGGAATCGATGGACGAGTGTACCAAAACCCCTTGGTAGCGTATAACCAAAAAGGTTGGTAAGCGTATCCAACTGTAGTTGGAATGTCATTTAATATAGAATCATAAATCTCAGTAGAGTACTGACCCTGTGCGGAATCGCCAGGTTTGGTTATTACTCTAGGGTCACTGGAGAACCCAACCGTAATGTCGGAAACAGCTCCAGACAGCTCAAACCCAACAGACCCTAACTCACTCACAGCAATTCTATCGTTTTCTGTGTTTTGTCTTGCAGTTTCATCAAGTTGCTCAGTTATAAATGTTTTTGCTCTAGCAAATCCAAGATAAGTAGCTTGCATAGTTATGTAAACTTTACACTGAGTAGGGATCATTTTTGTACTAAATTTAGTAAACAAAACTTTTGTACCCATAACAAATCCATCAACCATAAACACTGGTGAAAATACAACACGACATGGTTGAGGAATTAAGAAAGCTGAGTTCCCTACGTTGAAGTCTGCCATGAATGTATTTATAGATGACGATTCGGGGTTAGACACAATGCTATTTAAGAAGTTGGCCGTTGCTGCCGCATTGGGGTCGTCACCATAGGTGTCTTCTGACGGGTCTAATAGAGTTTGGTTTGCCTTAAACTCGGTAGTCTCTGAGTTGTATTGCAGGTTTAAAGAGTTGTAGTTTTTTATAGCAAATTGTCTAACGTCATTCTTTAGTTTTGCCTGCTGTGCTTCAAGCAACTCTTCACTTAAACCTTGACCTATGATTGAATACAGAACACGTAAATCATGAAACACCCCCACGGTTCCTGGAGACTTAGTGTTAGGAATTGGTTCTCCACCCTGAGAAACAGTGCTGTACACGGCTGAGTTAACTTCCATTGTTCTGTCAAAAATTAGCTCAAAGTTGAACATTGCATTGCCAGCCATTGGTTGGCGTAGCTGGTTTGGATCTTGAAGAATAGGCAAATACATGTCTTTTCTAGCTTCAATGACATGTTCAATGTCTTGAGGGTTAAACTGAAAGAAACACCTAACATCTGGGAATTTTGGTTGGTTTTCTCCTAGGTCTGTCATTAGGTTTCTCATAAACCCACGCGTTAGCGTAACACTTTGGTTATTGGCGTTAGATAGGGAGCCTTGCCCAAGTCCACTAAAATCAGAAACTCTAGCAATATTTGTTGGATACGAAAATGGTTGGTTTTCAACGGTTAGATCGTTGGTTACCTCACCCTGCCTAACACCGGGGGGTAGTTGCTGAAATAGTGAGTCCCTGCTTGTCTTATAAGACATACTTACGCTCTCCTGATCTTATCAAGGTTTGTTTCTTGTTCGATTAACTTTGCAATCCTCTTTGCCATTAATCTTAAATCATACTCACTTATATTCCCTGCAGTACCAGTTGTCTGCAAGTTTATTACTGGTGATATAGTAACTGTACTCCCTTGATGAACAACTGAAGAAGTTCCAGACGATTGGGACACCGGCATAATACTTGGAAGTGATACTGGAGAAGTTGAACCACTACCTGGCATCTGAGGATCACCGGCAAATCCAGCCATTTTTTTACCAACGTCCATACCAGATATCATCTTTTGAACTCCAGATGTTCCGGTCATGTTAAACGCAGCGTTTATATCATATCCAGAAGCTTGTGATTTTTCAACGTAACCATTGAATATTCCTAGCATTGTTTTTCTACCAACTGCGGATAGTACTCCTCTTATTTCGTCAACCGTTGGGTTGGGTTTTGACAAAACGCTCATTAATGCGGAGTTGTTTGTACCTAGGTGCAGCGCGGTGTATTCAACACCTTGTGAAAAGCTGTCAAAGTTTTGCACAGGGAACAAGCCACCACCGTTAACGTTGTAGTTTGTTTCGGCTCGTTCGTATCCTGTAGCCGGATCAACACGGTTGTTGCCAGAGACTACGTTCATTGGGTTGTATGATCCACCAGTACCTTCTTTGTCGGACCATGATCTAAGTAACATGATTTTTTCAGGGGTTATGGTGTAACCCCACCTTCTAAGGAGCGCCTCTGAAAATTTATTAATGTCAACACCAAAACCAGGTCTAAATGAATTTGTATAACGGGAGTTTCCACCCATGGCTACATGGGTATTAGTATTTGCTTGCTCCATACTTAAACCGGTGGTGCCCAAGAACTTACTTAGTGACATGTCTTTTGTCCAAGCAAGCTGTAAGTGGTGCTCTTCCCCCTCACCTGAAACCAGGTTGAATCTCCATTTGTTGTTACGTACCCATGCTGCGACACGCGGATCAGACATGTCAATGTCTGCCGCCATACCAATTTCGTGCAGCGAACTACCTGGTACCGCAACTGGGGGGTCACTGTTAGATGGCTTTTTCATCCAGTTAGCGCCATAGTATCGTTTAACTTTATAAGTTTTTCCGTCGTAAGCGTCTCTGTACTCTTTTACACCGTTAGGCGCTACTTGATACCGCTCTAAGAAAAGTTTTACTTGTTCATCAGTAGATCGTCTACCACTGACTAGGTTAATGTCTAGTCCAGCCTCTGCCATTGCTCTGTCTGCCATGCTGTTTATGGCTTTTCTTAGTGCTCCGTTCAGTTCGTTAAATTCACCAGTGTTTTTAATTGTGTACTCAGGATTACCACTGTATTGAGTTTGGAGAAAACTATCAGTATACGTAGCTTTAAGGCCGGTTTTAAATTGATCAAATTGGCCAGGAGACCAAACCTCTACTGGAGGTGGTACTATTATGGCTGGTGGGGGAGGAGCAGGAGGTGGACCAGCAGGTGTACCAGCTGGTACAGTAGCCATGCTACTCCCAGTAACTGGTGTACTAGAACTACGTGGGGTCCATATTGAGGACGCAAAATCATCACTGGTATTTGGGTCGCCTAGTATTTTGCCTAAACCACCGAGAATGGCTCCACCAGCCAACAACCCAATTCCACCGGTAGCGACACCTAACCCCAACATTCCGATTCCAGCAGCTCCTGCCATACCACCAAGAATCTTTTGACCAACTCTTCCACCGGTTCTTGCGCCAATTATGCCTTCCATTGCATGCTCAAACTTAGCCATCACGTCGGTAAGGCGTTGTGTCTGCCGTTCTAATTTTGCGTACGCATCTGCCTGGTCCCTATAAAACTGCTCTTCGCGCTTTCCACGACGACGCTGAGTTTCCTCAGCTTCCATAGCAAATGTGTCATCGATACCCATAAGCTTGCGATCTTCTTCATTTGTTGGATCGTACGTGCCTTTTCCACCGCGCTTACGAAACGCTGCGTTTGATTGTGCAAATCTAAGAACCTGTTCCTGCATGTCGCCAGTAACACCCATTTGAGATAGTGTTGCACGAGATACAGAACCTGGAGCCATAGCCGATGCGGCAAGCTTGGGGTCCATTAGTCCAGCTCTCTTAGCCATACTTTCAATCAAAGATTGAGCTGATCTTTGTTTACCACCAGGCCCAATTAAGCTCATACCAGTCATCATGAACATCTTGTTCACTGTTTCTGGGTCAGCCATACTTTCAATAATTCCAGTAGCCCCAGCAGCGTCCATGGTAAACCCACTAAGAGTTCTCATCATTTCAACGCTTCGGGCCTGACCTGCGGCACTTATACCAGTTCTTGCCTGTAGATCCATCATTTCGTTAATACCATTAACTCCAAGCTTATACTGGGTTAATGGCATTCTTAGGTTATTCATTACTCCGGTTTGGCTCATGCCTGTGAGCTGTTGCATCACTAGTGTGCTTTTATCTGCGGCTAGTGAGTATCCTCTACCAGCATCAACACGCTTGTCAATTGCACTAACAATTTGTGAACCAAGACTTCCAATTATTGATGCTATGTTTCCTGCACCAAAACCACCGGCTCCTAACTGAGCCGATCCACCTATTGCTCCACTTCCACCGGAACCGAGTACTCCCGGAACGCCTGCAAATGTTCCAGGATTAGCTCCTCTAAAAAATGATCCTGGTACTCCCTGTAGTCCAGCAACTCCAGGTGGTGCTCCTCCTGCGGCAGCAACAGCGTTTGGTGCTGGTGTTATAGGTGCTGGGTGACTGGGTTTAGAGCCCGCTACTGGGGTGCTGCCGACGCTTAGCTGCCCACCACCAGCAGCACCTCCCCCACCTCCACCTTGACCTCCACTCCAATGCGCGGATTGGTCGTACACTTGTACGAGGCCCATCTCCTTTAGTTGTCGCATGGCTTTTACAGCCTGACCAAGGCTTGTCGCTAGGCGTTTACCTTCCTCAGACGCTTTTTTAAGGGCCTCTGTGATGTTCCGTAAATCAGTGGTGTCAGCGTTAATGCCAACTTCAGCCTTAGCCATAGACTGAGTTTCTTTTGAAACCATTTTCTGGATTTCATCATCATTTGCCATTAACCACCACCTCCATCCGTTAGTCGCCACTTAGCCATACGAAACCAAAAATCTCTTTGTCGGACACTCATGTCCCGTATGTCGTTTAAACTAAACCCTTTGTAGACAGAGGCCACGCCTTCGTATTCCCAGTATATACTTTTTAGATTAGGCGAGTAGAAGGGATACCCAGTCGATATTGATGTTTATATCAGCGCCACAATGTGCGCACTGGGTATTCACCTCCCCAAGCTTAGGCCCAACCTTTGGTGAAAGGAGGGCTCTTAATACTAGGTTTCTATCGTTCATAGATAGGTTCTTGGCCCACTCTTCGTTGTACAGAGAATCTCTGTGCTCCGGCCAAACAACACAACGAGAAATTAAAATTGTACTCTGTTGAGCTGTAGTTTCAGCTTTGCCCATAGCAATGTTGTCGGAGCCAACTGGGTACTTAAACTTTACCTTGGTGCCATTTTTGAATGTTACTTCAAATGGCTCTCTTAAATTCTCTTCGGATTCTTGAATTGGGAAGTCTTTATCAAGTTCGATAGTTATCGAGTTTGGTGTTCTACAAGCGTTACACGGGTAGTTAAATGTACGCTCAGGACCATAGGTGGCTTTGATAATCCCCAACAAAAGGGTGTCTCTGTCGCCGGTAATTAGGTCTTCAATCAACGCCTTGTGGCCTTGGATCAAGGTGTCACCAATTCTCACAGTAGCTCTACTGACCAACTGATTGACGTACATTGCGTACGTTATAGTTTTGTTGCTTTCAAGAGAAGCTAAGAACTCCTCATCCTTGCCAGTTAGCTCGCGCACCTCTGCCGTTGTTTGCCATTGCCCGGTGTTTGGGTTTAGCAAACCCCTATGAAGTTCAACGATAACTGTCTCTGGTGTGGCTATTGATGGAGCGGGGTCTTTAAACGCGTGGTCTAACGACTCAACTTCTATTGACTTTTCCAATTTGTTCTCCTTATTTAGTTAAATCAGTTAACGCTTGCTAGAGCAGTAATATCAGTCTCTGTCCATGCAAGTTTAAATCCCTCGTGGTGAACAGTCAATTGTTGTACAACGATGCCTGAGTCACCAGCTGAGAGATCACTTAGTGTGTAGGCTCCTGGCCAGCAGTTGAACAGCTTAATTCCAAGCCGAGCTTTACCAAGGTTGGTTGCTGCTGAAGAAACAACGCCAGATTCCTGGTAGTTTCCTACTGAGTGTGGGTGGTCAAAAACCCGCACTAGAATGTGACACCGGTAGTCATTACCGTTGGCAACAGTTGAGTCTGAACCCGAGTTACCAGCGGCCTGGTTCCAAGAGTGGATAAACTCAGACCACTTCCAGAGGTGGCTTTGCTCAGCAATTACACCACGACTGAATGTTACTGGTCCAAAGTCGGATTGTCCGACTAGCTTATGGGTGTGGGTGTTCATACCACCCTCACGGTAACCAACCATTTGGTGCTGGACTGAAACACCAGTCATAGCAGCAAACCCGAGATCTCCAATGCCGCTAAGGACAGTAGCAAGTCGTGTGTTACTAGTTGGTTGAATTTGGACTTGGAACTTAAAGTTCCTTACCGGATCTGTGCTCGCTGAACGTGCCATTTAATCATCTCTCCTTATCAGAGTGTCTCTGTTGCGTTTGAACCACCGGTCCATTGGGACAGGTTTATTACCACAAATTCGGCTGGATACTGCAGAGCAACACCAACCTCGATATGTACTTCACCATTATCAACGGTTACAGCCGTGTTGTTTGACTCATCACAAATTACGTAGTAAGCCTCTGAGGCATTCTTGCCCTTAAGACCACCTTGGCGCCAGAACTCTCCAAGTAGTGCGGAGACAGATCCAGTGAGTTGGTCCCAAAGTCGAGCGTCGTTTGGCTCAAACACAGCAGACTCAGTGCCTTCTTTAAGCACTTGCTTCAAGTAGTTTAGGGTTCTACGTGCAGAGATGAACTTACCAGGAGCTGATTTGTCTAGAGTGCGGGCTCCGTTGATAATGATCCCACCACCAGGAACAGCCTTCAACACGTTAACGTTGTATGTTGAGTAGAGCGTACCTGTTTGAGCTTCGGTAAATGAAGTACCAAGACCCAGTGAGTTACGAACAGTAACGTTGTAGCCAGCTGGGCTCTTAGCAACGTTGCGTTCAATCTCGGTGCGAACATATACTCCAGCGATTGCACCACCTGGTGCAGTGGCTCTAACTGCTCCTGGCCCAGTCTTGGATGGGTCAACCATGGTTAGATGCGGGTAGTACACAGCCCCGTAGTTTGAACTAGTGTAGCTTCCTACTACTGAACCACCAATGGTGGATACATCAACAGCGGTCATGTCTGGGTCGATAATTACAAAGGAGTTTCCTCGTGATTCTGCCTTTGCAAGAAACTGGTTAATAACAGTTGCTGAAGTTTTATTAACGGCGTTAAGTAGCAACACACCTTCTACTGAATCTAGCTGACTAAGGGCCGTCACGTAGTCTGAGTCCTGCACTGCGCTTCCGTTTGAACCACTTGTAAATGTGGTTGCTACTGAGTTATACACCCAGCTAGAGTTGGCTACAATTCCTGCACCGGCAGCAACACTTGTGATGTAGCTTGAGTAGTTATTAAGGATAGTAACAAAATACCGGCTACTGGCAATGTCTGGAGACAAGTCGTTCCATCGTTCTACTTCTTCGCCGCTCAGCTTGATTACCAAGTTAAAGGTGGGCATAACCGTTGACGAGGCGGCGGTGTTTCCGTTTGAAAACTCTAGGGTAAGGCTGTTACCCCAGGCACCCTTACTCTTTGCAGAAGCAGTAAACAAGGTGGCGGATGCTTGACCAGAACCATTGGGGTAGTAAGCAACTGTAGCTGTTGCTGTTACAGCAGTGCTACCGATAACTCTGGTGATCCATGCGTCTCTACCACCGTTTGCAAAGTAATGGTAAACACCAAATCCAAGGTCAGAGGTTTGTGAAAGATCACCATAGAGTGTCTTGTACTCAGACCATGACTGTACTAGGGTTGCGGCTGAGGGTCCTCGCGATGCTTCACCAAAGAAAGCAGCTGCTGATCTTGAGGTTACTCCTCTACGAACCTTCGGCAAGAATGCCGATTCGGATACGTATACTCCTGGATTCTTATATTCAGGCATTTAAAACTCCTCTGAAATTTGGGGTGTTAGGGTGTGAATTGCCGTATCGTTATCATATATATTACCAACTACAGATGCTACCTTCTTGACAGATGTCAGGTCTGTTGCAGCTATCTCAGCGTTCATTTGAATTGTAAACATCTTTCTAAATATGCGTTTTCTATAACCAGATTCTCTGTCCAAAAGGTCTGCGGTAGACCACGACAGTAAATCAAACCTTCTAATAGTACCATCTTCAGGTATTTCTATAAAGCCCTGCCTAAAGGGCACTACTCTGCGTAGTATTTTACTTGAAAGTTGTCTGTCGTGTAGAGCACTTCTGGTGTGAGTAGTTATTTGGTATACCAGGTTAACTGGTATAAACGAGTGTACAGCTAAAACATTAGAGTTAGTAACCATAGAAGACATCTCAGATTCGGTCAGTTCTGATGGATAATAATTAATGTAATTAGGCTTACTTGATGCCGAAGCACTATTGCTGTAATACATCGTCGTTTCAGATAGCTGTCTACGGGTGTCATGAGACATGCCCACCATTTCAACAGTTATAAAAGGGTATGCCTTTTCGGTTTCGCCCTCTGGGTATCTAAAGAACACCTGAACTGCTCGGCTGGCATCTCTGTCATCAGACACAGTTAGGTTGCTGAATCGGTTTTTAACCGCAGCATCTTCTGCGAGCAAGAACCCTTTATTTGGCATGCCCACTACCCCTCGATAACCCTAATTTAGAAAGTTCTTCTTTAATTAGTGGAACTAACTTTTCCTGAGCCCGGATAGAAGCCATACGTATAACAGGTGCTGGTGGTAGTTCTGGTGTACCGTACTCCAACAATGTTGCGTCAGGGTGGGGCGAGTAGATACTAACCATCATTTTTTCTTTATCAAATTCAACAATTATTGTGTTGGCTACGTCACCCCAGTCGGCAGAAGCATCTTGGCGTACTTCCTTCTGATACTCGGCAACGGCTCTATCCACAGCATTATGGAATTCGCCTAGTTTAGAAATAAAACTATGAACAGCCCACGGCATTCTGGGCTTTGGTTTAGATACTTGAGCGTCAGAACTGAAATCAGAAGACACAGATTTAGAATTCCCAATCATTGGGTCTCCTTACAGTTCTAGGCGTTGGATGCTATGGCGCTCGCCATAACTATCTTAATTTTACCCTATTTGAGGTAAGGATGTAGGCCATGGAAGGTTGTTACTGCTAAGTGTTGGGAATGTGTCGTCGTTGACAAACTCCTGGTCAACGTATAATTCTTGCCCTTGTAAGAGCACAAACACTTCCTCTTTTAGACGACCTCTAACCCGGTAATCAAAGACTGAGTAGAATCTACCGTCGTAGGAAAACACATCATTTAGATGCTCTCTGTATTCCCAGACATTTGATAGACCAGCATCTCGCATAGCTTTTATGGGTATAAAAGCGTCAATAGTCTCTAGAGTTAACCGGCCCTCAGGAATAGCTCTACGCTGATCCTCAGCCTCTGAGACTAGGAGCACCGGCAAGACAACACCAGGCTTGTATTTACGGCCACCTAAACCTGATGGTGACTCATCGTACACGTCATCATAAACACTGTTTAGTGTTGCAGAGGTTCCTAGAGGAACAAACTCGTACCAGACAATAAACTCTTCCCCAGACTCCTTGTGGCGTTTGTTAAAGTGTTTATTTATTAACGAAAGTTCGGTATGAAGATTCATCAGTAGAAAGCGTTAGTAGTAGCGCCTGACGGCGGGGTTGTATCAATGTAAACATCTTCACGAAGGCGGTCACCCTTAGTCTCAGGGGTAACAATACCATCGTCAATTTCTGGCCATAGTCGTTCCATCGGGGAGAAGTCGCCAAGCTCTTTCTGCTTGTACAAGGGGA